TTCGCCACCTTCACCAACAAGGCCAAGGGTTGGTTGGCTGACCATGCCACCTTGGTTAAAGGCTTTAAACCCGCCAGACCAATAAGCACCTTCTGCCGCTCTAGCAGGGTTAAGCGTTGAAAATCCAGGGCCGCCCATCTGAATTATTTCACCGCCAGGATTAATTTTGCCGCTAAGACCAAATCCACTTCCGTCCTGAATGACTTTGCCAGGGTCAACAGCGCCGGGGCTGGCTCCAGCACTAGCCGCAGCACCAGCCATTGACCCAATTATCTGTGCAACAAACTTGACAGCCTGCGCTTTAATTGCAGCAGCAATAATCTGAGCCGTCATATCTAAGAAGTGGTCTGCTGTTCGTTGGAATAGATTTGCCAACGCTTCTTGAGCAGTCATGCTGCCGCTAACAACACCTCTAAATGATTCGCTAAACGCATCTCCTATCGCGTTTGCTGCAGCAATCGTTTGATTAATTGGGTCTATTAAAGTTTCGAGCTGTTTTTTAAACTGATTTAAAGGGCTATTTTCTTCAGCTATTTTGTTTAGCAGCTTTTCTATTTTTACAAGATCTCCTTCAAGAAGATTATCTCCCTTCAGCCCTTCCATTGCTTGTTTAACTTTAAGCCGCTCTTTCTCGACTTCGTTTGTTGCTTGAGCTATGGCTAGTTGAAATTGTAAATCTTCAACGATGTCCGCGCCTTTATCTATTTGCTGTTGCTTTAGTTCTTTCAAATCGTGGTTTATTTTAAAAATAGCCTGATCTGTCTCTAAATTTATTTTTTTGATTTGCAATGCTTGCTCTGCTAATGGGGCGTCACTCGCTTTTATTTTTGAGATTGCTGCTGCTTTTTTCTCTAACTCTACTTCTTTTTCTAAAGCAGCTCTCCTAACTAGATCCTCCTTGCTGCTGGCTTCTAAAATCTGTCTGTTTAAAGCATTTAACCGCTCAGTTAAGGCAACTTCTATTTCAAGTTGAGGGACTCGGTCTGTTTTAGTGCGTCCTTTACTTGTGCTTGCACCTGGAGGCTTTATTGTTCTCAAGTCTTCTGGAGTAATGGCAATCTTGGGCATCAATCCTGCTTTTCCTGCAAGCTCTAGGCCCGTAAGTGCTCCGGTTTCCGTAAGCGCACCAGCCTGTGTTTCCGTACCGCCTCCGAACGCTGCTCCTCTTACGTTTGTTGAAACTGTCCCTCTGACCTGCGCTTCAATAGCCCCAATTTGAGCTATCTGCTCAGCAGTTCCGCTTTCTAAAATTCTGTTTCTAACTGCACGAAAATCTTCTACAGCGGTAGGCTTGAGCCCTTCGTTTATACCCCCAAGTATTTTATTTACAAGCTCCAAAAAGCCGTTTAACGGACCTGAAATTAAAATTTGAAGCTGGGTCGTCAGTTGATTCCACAGTTTTGTTGTCTCATCCGTGGTGGCCCCTAAATCTTGAAGTGCAATAAGGCCAGACGTTCCAATAACGTCCGTTAGCTCGTTTGTTAGGAGTGTGGCGAGTTCTTGTACTTTTCCCTGTTCCTCAAGTTCGGCGGCAAGGTTTTTAGTCTCCGCGCTACTAAACAAAGATTTTTCTCGGACGAACTCAAGTGCTCCTCCTGTTGATTGCAACGCTTGGCCAGCTTTAGCGGCAGATACCGCAAATGCTTGCACTTGACTTGCAATTGCAGAGGCAGCAATAGCGCCCCCAAGCCCTCCAGCTCCTCCTCCGATACCGCCAGCCAAAGCCTGTAGTGGACCACCACCAAACAACAGTGGAAAACCTGCTCCCGTGGCAATATCTCTAAAGCGGTTTGACTTTCGTGCTCTGTCAAAAAACCCTGGTCCCTGCTGCGGACCTATGGGGCTGCTATACATCGTTGTTGGCACGCCCTTTCTACTCGACGTGTCACCTAACCGTCTGTTTACTTCTTCAATGCGAGCAGCAAACTCTCTGTAAATTTCGCTGCCTCTGTCTACATCAACAAGAACGTCTTGAAGCACATCTTGGTACGTCTGCAGAGCTTTTGTGGTGTTAGTAGGCTCAAACTTAAGCAGTTCATTTAACGTAAGTTTTCCCGCAAAATTAGGAAAACCTTGGCCACCTTTTTGCATTAGCTCAAAAGCTGCTGCAGTTTGCCTTGCAAGTTTGTCTAAGTGCTGTAAGTCTTTAAAAGCGGAACTGAAGTCTAACTTTGTTATCAATCGCTGTAGATCGTTCCAGTCTCGAGAGTATTTTTTAACTTCTTTCTGAGAAGCTCTAACTGCTGCGCTTGTATTTCTAATTTTATTAGCACTGCCCATAAGGGCATTTGAAGAATCAAGAAGAGACCTGTTGGCCTCCATTTGCGCTTTTTTGTTCTCCCTTATTGCTTTGTTTCTTTCTGTTACTGCTGCCGTAGATTGTTTTTGCTCTTGTACGTCACCCGTAATTTTTGTTTTGTTTATATCTTTTACAGCGTTCCGCAGCTGTTGAAGCTGCGTTAATAACGATTTAAGCTGTTGAGCCTGGACATTTGCTACTACGTTGATGCCATAATCGGCCATGGCTAAACGTACAGCGACTACTTAGCGCAGTCTACCGCGAAGGCACCGCTCTGGCTCCTTTGCTGGTACGCGCACGATCCATGACTTTTTCTTCCTCCTCTGCTTTTATTTCGTAAAACGCTGCCCAGCCAAGCATTTCTTCCACAGTTAACTGCTTAACAAGAGCTGAAACAGTCATTCCCAACTCTTTTGCAAGGAAGTAGATGAACAGCCAGTTTTTACCTGCTTTTTAGATCTGCTTTCGCTTCCTCCACCTTGTTTTCTGTGCCTGAAGACATCATGGCCAGCTGAATCTCTTGCAGAACAGATGCTTCAACAGAATTTTTAAGAGCGGCCTTTTCGCCGTCTTGGAACAAACGGTTGCCGTCCGCATCCAAAGCTTTGCGAATCATCAAAATCAACGCAAATTCGTTGCCATCATCAGAATCAGCATTTTTTTGGATCGACTCGCGCTCAGCAATCGTCAAGGGGTGCCAGTAAACCTCCAACACCTCCTCACCGTCCTGTTTGACTGTGTGCTTGTAAAGCTGACTGACGCCAAACTTGTTACGAAGAAGCTCTACAGCTCGCATTGAGGATTCACTTGCTTTCAATAGAATACTACGCCGTAGCAGTAAATTGGCAAGAAATTACGGCAACAAAATGGGAACGACCTTGAATGTTCAAAGGTGTAGGCCCGATAATTTCTAAAACACGCGGCTTTGCACTAAAAGAATCGACATAACCGGGAGCATTAACAGATGTCAATCCATCAATGACTGACTCGCTGATAGCCGACAAAACCGCCGTTCCAGCAGCCTTTGGAACATAGACGTTGCATTGGATCGTGCCCGCGTAGTAGTCCTGCGCTGCTCCTTGGTTTTGAAGGGTGGCTTGACCAAAGTTGACCGTCATTAAAATGTACTTTTTGGTTTTACCCGGTGTTGTAAAAGCCACGTTGTCGTAGACCAACAACACTGTGTTATCAGCAGCTACAACCGTGTCAGTAACGGCTTTCTCAAAGGCAGCTCGGGCGTTTACGAGAGGCATGTTTACAGCTCCTTGTAGTCAATAAATTCTTCCCCGGCTTGCGAACCAAAGAAGCCCAGACCCTGAGCGTAAGGTGAGTAGTTGCCACGTCCAGTAGCACGCCCCTTTTTATCAAACTCGATGTCGCGGAAAGCAACAGATATACGAGGCGCTTTGCCTGTTTTTTCTGCAAACAGCTCTTTTACAAGACTGCCTAGCTCAGGGCCTTGAACAAAATTGGCCACGATAGGATTTTCCAAAGCGTACAGAGCGTATTCCGTGGAATTACCAATAAAAACCCGTCGTTTATAGCTGTATTTTCTTTTGACCGGGAACCGAGGTGAAATCTCTGACTGTCGCTCTGGTGATTTCTCTCGCACAGCCTTGTCGTTAGCCTTTTTGTACTCGCTCCAGGGAGCGTATTCTTCTACAGCGTCTTTAGGCTGGATTGGTTGGCTGGCTGCTTTCCAGCTAGAGGCAAAAAACCCGGTGTAAACAGGGCTGGTGTCTGCCGTGGAAAGGCGCTGATGGACGACTTTGATCAGAGCGTTGAAACTTTCTTGCATATGCTGTTCTAGATCAGGCATAGCACTTTCAATCGGTTTCTGTTTGGCCATTAGAAACGCACCAGTAAAATGAACAGGTACTCTTGCCCGCCCTTATAGCTGCGGATATCAGTGATCTGAGCTTCACGATTGGAACCCGCATACTTAAGGCTTACTTCGTCCTCAAAAGTAGGCTGGTTATCTCCAATCTGATCGGGGGTGATGTATAAACGCGCTTTACGCTCTTCGCGCCCTTCCTCCTCCTCAGAATCGACAAACTCGATTGGTGCGTCAAAGGAGTAAGACGTGTCAGTCGTCGTCAACGCACCAGTGCTGGTGTTATACGTTGGCGATGCCTTACGCGTGTAGATCACTGTCGTGTCAAGGGATTTGCCCAGATCAGCGACAACTGATTTGGCAACGTTCTTGAATAAACTGTCTAGTGCTCCTGGCATCTCAACCCCTCACAGTACGAACTTGATAAGAGCCAGAGCCTCCAAGGCAATAAGCACCAAGATAAGACTGCAGCCAAGGGTAAACGTCGAAT